ATTGCTAAGGCACAAAAGAAAGATGAGGTTTTAGCCAAGGAGAAATGCAGGATCTTTTATGCTAATCCTACGGCACTCACTTTCTTAGTTCGCAAATACTTTTTACCATTGTTGAGAGTCCTCCAAATGAACCCACTTGTTGCTGAGTGCGCAGTGGGTATCAATAAGGATGGACCGGAATGGGACCAATTCCATAAACATGTTACCAAGCATGGAATGGATAGTCTCATTGGTGGAGATTATGGAAAGTACGACCAAAAACTTCCATCACAATTGATCATTGCCGCAGTGCGAATCTTAATTGATTTTGCGCGGGAGTGTGATTATTGTGAAGATGATATTAAGATCATGGAAGCTATGGCAGGTGATTTGGCATATTCATTAATCGCATTTAATGGAGACCTAGTCGGTTTGACAGAAGGTACCCATATTAGTGGTAATTCACTAACAGCGGTTTTGAATGGAATATGTGGTAGTTTGAACCTTCGGGCTTATTTCTACACAGCATATCCCACCAAAAGTTTTGAAGAGCGTATTCCTTTTAGGAAAGCTGTTGCTCTGATGACTTATGGTGATGATAATATTGGATCTGTGGATCGTACATATGACAAGTTTACTATCAAGAATGTGTCTCATTTTCTAGCGGAATTTGGTCAAACGTACACTATGCCTGACAAGGAAAGTGAATTATTAGACTATTTGCCGCCAGATGAATTCGAATTTTTGAAGTGCTCAAGTGTTTATCATCCAGAAATGGGTGTTTATCTTGGTGCATTGGCTGAAAAGTCAATTTTCAAAAGTTTGCATTGTTATGTACATAGTAAGAATGATGACCTTACTATGGAAAAACGATGCGCCGACAACGTTGATGGGGCGTTGAGAAATTACTTCGCACATGGTCGGGAATTATATGAGACTAAGCGCCAACAGTTGAGAGAGGTCGTCGAAAGAGCAAATATCTCTCATCTGTGTGCCGAATTGGACCTATCATATGAAGATAGAGTTTCAAAT